CGGAGGATTTAAAAACTGTGAGTTATACTACTGAGATGATTAAAGAAGGCAAGAAGATTTTATGGGGTGTCCGAGAGGAACCGACAAACAATATTGTTGCTAAATATTTTTTTGAAGAAGACGCTAAGAAACTTGCAGACTTTCATAATAAAGAGAAAGTTTGGTTGCCTAACGGTGGTATTCCTAAGATGCTCTGGAATTACTAGTTGCCATCTTTCCTAGGTGTGTTATAAATATGTATAGGAGAGATAAATGTTACTTACTAAAACACAGTATAAACTTGTAGAACAAGCAGCTGCCAAAGCTGGNGCTAAGATATCTTATGAAAAAAAGAAATCTACATTAAGTGCAGATGTGTTTTTTGCTAGAGCAGCTAGTAGACCTACTGCTAGAAAACATTTTGGCAATCATTTTAAAACACTAAAACTACCTGTTACAGAAAAGAAAACATCTTTATCTAGTGAAGACATTACCGAAACAACTATTGACGGTACAACAGTACGAATAGTTTACAAACCAATGTCTGGTGGTATGACAGAGACCACTTTAAACTCCACAATTACAGAACTTGTACCTTGCCTTGCATTTTTAAATGGCATTACAGAAACAAATATAGATAAACTATATGAAAAAATTATAGGATTATCTAGTAAGTTACAACCACCTTATGTCACACAGAATGACTTAAAGGCTGGTTTAGATTTTATCGAACAAATGCCAGAGTCCTCTTTGTATAGTGTGAAGATGACTAACGCAATGGCGATTAGAAAATATTTAAAAGATACAAACAATAATAAGAAAATAGATACGGTATATTGGACATATCGTGCAAAACCAGTAGGTGTTCCAGCTAATTCACCTGCTGATATTGTTATCTTCTTTAATGATGGTTCACTATTAGGTGTTTCATTAAAAGCTGGTGGTGAGTCCACAAAAGAACCATTGCTAAACACATATGTAAAACCAATCTATGAATTTTTTGATAGAGGTAATACCAAATCTATCAAACTAAGAAAGAAACTATTAAAAGAAGTTTACAATGAGATTGATATTACAGCATCTAACTATGATGAGGGTGCTGAAAGAAATAAAACACTAGATGTATTAGAACAATTTGAAAGAGATAATCTAAAAAAATATGAAGAACTATATGACAAAGGTCTATATTGTATTCGTGAAGAGCTTTCAGATTTAATGGTACAAGATTATCATAAATTTTCAGATTGGTGTCGTGCTCAGATATTAAAACAATCAGATGTACCAGTTACTATTATCAAGGCAGTTAACGACACATACAGAGAAGTAAAAGATGGCAACAGATTGAATGCTTACCTATCAAAGGCAACTAGTGTAAAAGTAGAGATTTCCACCACCTCAAAACAGAACTTTTCATTCTGTTTATATCAAGGTAGTAAGAAAATTGCTACCATGAACATGGCTGTAAGGTCAAATAAGGTCGGTGTTCAACATAAACTAGGTCAATTCTTCAACCTGGCCGTAAAATATAATGGACTAAACGACCATTAACTTATAAATAGTAGTGGATTTGTTAATGGATTGACTGAGAGGGCTTGCCAAACCTCAACTTTTATAGTATAATGGACAAAAATGAGAGAGGCAAATGTTTAGTTTTAAAGGGTTTCAAACACAAGATACGAATACACACCTAGAACATCTGGAAGATGATATCATCAACCGTGGTTCACAAGGTGGTGATAATGCGTTAAACTTCCTAATGACTGTAAGAGATATGCTTGCTGGTTCTGCCAGAAGTAAGGTCAATATTACGGTTAAATGGGACGGTGCGCCTGCTATTATCTGTGGTATCAATCCNGAAAACGGCAAATTCTTTGTCGGNACAAAATCAGTNTTCAATNNNACACCTAAGATAAACTATACNAATAGAGATATTGATAGAAACCATGGTGGTGTTGTTGCACAAAAATTAAAAGTATGTCTTGCTTATCTATCTAAATTAAACATCAAAGGCATCTTACAAGGTGACCTATTGTTCACAGGTGATGACAAAAAGAATGTCACTATAGACGGTGAACCAATGATTTCTTTTACACCAAATACAATTACATATGCTATGCCAAAAAATAGTGCAGTTGGTAAAAAAATTGCAGCTGCCAAAATGGGTATCGTGTTTCATACACAATACAATGGTAAAACTATGGCAAGTTTAGCTGCTAGTTTTGGTTCAGTAACAGGTTCTACAAATAAAAATATATGGTTGGCAAGTGCAAAGTACCAAGACACTTCAGGTTCTTCAACATTCACTCAAGCAGAGTTAGCTAAGTTTGATGCACAACTTAGAATGGCACAAGGTTCATTATCAAAAGCAAAACCAATTTTAGATTTGATGAGTGGTAATATCAACGATGAACTATCTGTAGGTTACAGATTAAAAACATACTTTAACTCATACATTAGAAATTCAAATTCAAGCATGGCTAAAGTTAAAATCATGCAAGCACAGTTTAGAGATTACTTCCAGAATTACTTACAACAAGAAATTGATAGTAAGAAAACAGAACGAGGAAAAGAAAAATACAAAGTTGCTTTGAAAAAAGGTTTACAAATTATTGACCGAAATCAATCAGCATTATACTTTGCTATTGCCTCACACATTACATTAGGTATTGCAAAAGGTACTTTACTACAGAAGATGAACCAGATTAAGTCTATTGGTCACTTCTTACGAACAAAAACTGGTTACAGAGTAACGGCACCAGAGGGTTATGTTGCAATCAACAGTACAGCAGGTGCAGTTAAATTTGTAGATAGATTAGAATTTAGTAGGCAAAACTTTACTATGCCAAAGGGTTGGAATTAATGAAGACATTTAAACACTTCTATTTTGAGGCAATAAACGGACCTAAAATCATTATGATAGGTGGTCCTGGTTCTGGTAAATCTACCTATTCAGATATTATTAAGAAAGAATTAAATATACCCCACATTTATACAGGTGAAATGTTAAGAGCAATCTCAAAAACAAATACACCGGATGGTAAAGAAGTAAAAAGATTATTAGACCAAGGTAAATTTGCACCAACACCTTTGACAATTAAGATAGTAAAACAAAGGTTAGAAAAACCAGATGCACAAAAAGGTTATATCTTTGATGGTTTTCCTAGAAGTGTTGAACAAGCAAAGATGATGGAAGAACAAGGTATTGAGTATGACTATGTAATAAATCTTGTCGTACCAGAAGAAGAAATTATAAAAAGATTGACAGCAAGAGGTAGAGAAGACGACAAACCAGATATTATTAAAAAAAGATTGGCGACTTACGAAAAAGAAACTAGACCTTTATTGCAGTATTATAAGAAAGAAATAATAAATATTAAGGCATACGGTGATACACCTGAAAGTATTGCTAAAGAAATAATAAACAAGGTAAAGAAATGAAGACATTTGACCAGATAAGATATCAAGACTTAACAGAGGGTGTTTATGATAAGAACATCTTTAAGGCTTTCTTTTTAGCTGGTGGTCCAGGTTCTGGTAAATCATTTGTAACAACTAGTGCATTTGCTGGTTCAGGTTTAAAAGTTATAAATTCAGATAATGCATTTGAAAGAGGTATTAAAAAGGCAGGTCTATCATTGAAAATGCCTGATAGTGAAGCAGATGCTAGAGATATGGTTCGTGCCAGAGCAAAGGCAACAACTAGTAATATGTTAGACTTAGCATTAGCGGGTCGTTTAGGTTTAGTAGTTGATGGTACTGGTAGAGATTTCGATAAGATTTCTTATCAAGTAAGAGCATTGAAAGAATTAGGTTACGATGCCCATATGATATTTGTCAACACATCTTTAGATGTTGCATTGCAAAGAAATCAAATGAGAAGTAGAACAATACCAGAATATATTGTAACTAGAAGTTGGAATGATGTACAATCAAATATTGGTAAGTTTCAAAACCTATTTGGTCCTAGTAACATGGTAATTATTGATAACAATATATCAGATAAAGAATTAACAACACAAACAATGACCAAAGTAAGTAAAGCAGTTAACAGAATGCTTAACAATCCAATCAAATCTTATACAGCTAAAAGATGGATTGCTACTGAACTAAGGAACAAGAGAAGAAAATGAAAAAGTTTAGAGAAGTCATAGAAAGTATTATTGATATACCAAGACGGACATATGCACCGGCTGTATTCAATGATGCAGATACCAATGACCCTAAAATTAAACCAAGTGTTAAGGCACAGATAGAGAAACAGTTAAAGGTATTTGAGAGTGAATATCCTGTACTACAGTATTCTTTAATTGGTTCTATTTTAACTAAACGATATAGAAATGATGCAGATTTAGATATCAATGTATTGTTTGATGTGCCATTAGGTCAAAGAGAAGACGAAAGAGTTAGACTTTCTAAGAAGTATTTGTCTGCCTCAAATCCTGATAACATTCAAGGTAAAGTAATACCTGGTACAGAACATCCAATCAACTATTATTTTATTACAGACAAAGCAACTTACGATGACCAAAACAGAAAGGCAGATGCCGTTTTTGATATTGAAAGAGATGTGTTTGTAAAAAGACCAGAAGATTTTGTATTTGATGTTGACATGTACATTGGCCAGTTTACTAGAAAAGTCCAAGAACTTGATGTAGTTAAAGGTGAATTAACAAGAGATATCATTGACTACAATGAATTAAAAGATTTATCATCAAACGATGTTCTAAACTTACAAGATAAAATTAAAGATAAGTTAGAAGAAATCGAAGATGACCTACGAGTTATCATTAGAATTGGTGACGGTGTTGATGCAGAAAGAAGAAAAGCATTTGACACAGATATGGCACCAGATGAAATTAGAGATTACGGTGTTAAGAATAGACTACCAAAAAATGTTATCTATAAGATGTTAGAGAAATATCACTATCTAAAATTCTACAAGAAGTGTAAAAAGATTTTAGAAGATGGTATTGTAACTGATAAAGAAGTACAAGATTTAGAGATGCATGAGGCAACTAAGAAGTCTGTTGCGTTTGCATTTGGTCGTTTTAATCCACCTACAATTGGTCACGAAAAACTTATTAGTAAAGTCAAGTCACAACCTACAAATGATTACAAAATCTTTCTAAGTAGAAGTGAGGATCCTAAAAAGAATCCACTATCTCCTAGAGATAAGTTAACGATTATGAAGAAGTTATTTCCTAGTCATGCTAGAAATATTCAAATTAATCCTACGAATATGGTACTTGACCTTGCAACTGACCTACACAATAAAGGTTATACAGATGTAACTATGGTTGCAGGTTCAGATAGAGTAAGAGAATTCGATACTATTTTAAAGAAATATAATGGTGTAAAATCAAGACATGGTCTATATGATTTTCAAAGTATTAAAGTTGTATCTGCCGGTGAAAGGGACCCCGATGCTGAGGGTGCCACAGGTATGAGTGCTTCTAAGATGAGAGCTGCAGCTGCCAAAGGTGACCTTGCAAGTTTCAAAAAAGGTTTACCAGGAAATGCAGATGCAACAACTATTATGAAACAAGTAAGAAGAGGTATGAAACTAGCTGCCTCATTCGGTGGTGCAGCCGCACATATCGGTCTTGCTCAGAAACCAATTGCTAGTTTAAATGAATTTGAACAACAACAAATTAGAGACCTTTATATCAGAGAACAGATATTTAATATCGGCGATACTGTAAAGTATATCAAAGAAAATATTGAAGGTAAGATTGTGAGAAAAGGTACTAATTATATTGTTGTAGAAGATAACAAAAACAATTTGCATAAAGCGTGGATTTGGGATTGCATTCCAGAAGCCAGCGATAGGGAGGCACAAGTGAGAGAATATAACTTAGATGTTGACTATGGTTTTGAAGCAGTATCAGATGTACAAGAAGATATGGATGCTCAACCACAGGATAGAGATGTCAAAAAGAAAAAAGGTACACAACCTAAAAAGTATTACAAAGACTTAAAGAAAGATACTAAAGACAAAAGAGCGGACTACTTTAAGAATAAAGATACTACAAAGAACGATAATAAACCAGCACCAGGCGATAAAGATGCTAAGACTAAACCAAGTATTCATACAACAAAGTATAAGAAAATGTTTGGTGAATTTAAGAGAGATTTACAAGATGCTTGTTGGGCAGGTTATAAAAAGGTTGGTATGAAGAAAAAAGGTGACAAGATGGTACCGAATTGTGTACCTGAAGAGATGAGTATAGAAGATGCACAAAAAGTAGAGGGTTTTGTACCTGAGTCCTATGAAATTGGGCATGATTATGCTAATCATACAAAAGAAATGACACCAGGTGAAACGCCAGATGTAGCACCAGTAGATGCTAAATTAAGAGGCACACCTAACGACCCTAAATCTATTGGCAAAAAAGATATAAAAGAATGGGCTTCTTCAGCTGAAACAATTGATAAATATAGGGAACGATACAAAGAGGAATGGCGAACTAGATTAGAGGATGTCGTTTCTAAGATGATAGAGAAACTATAATGAAAACATTTAAAGAATTCGAAAATATTGATGAAGCATGTGAAGAGTGTATCTTTGAGCACGAGCTTGAGGGTTTACAAGAGGCTGAGTATCAAGGTAAGAAAGTTAAATTAAACGACCCGATTAGAGGTGGCAGTAAGAAGTTTTATGTTTATGTTAAGAATGACCAAGGCAATATTGTTAAAGTGTCATTCGGCGATACAACTGGATTAAGTATTAAGAGAGATAACCCAGCTCGAAGAAAGTCTTTTAGAGCTAGGCATAATTGTGATAATCCAGGTCCTAAATGGAAAGCTAGATACTGGTCGTGTTATCAATGGAGAGCGGGAGCAAAGGTAGACAACTAAAATGAGCAGATATAGACAAA